GTGGGTTCTATGGAAGATGCCACATTTGACAATGTATATTCGGGAGATTCATCTTTAGAAAACTTTTTTAGTCGGCCTGTAAAGGTAGCGACATATTCTTGGACAGTGGGTGCTAATTTATTTGAAACCCTTGATCCATGGCAATTATATTTTGAAAACGTACGTGTCATTAATCGTATTAGTAATTTCAATTTATTAAAATGTAAACTATGTGTTAAATTCGTAGTCAATGGAAACGGTTTCCATTATGGGCGCATGTTAGCCTCATATTTACCATTACCTAGATTAGATGATTTTTCTACAACACGCGCACTCATACAACAAGATTTAATAGGTATGTCACAAAGACCAAAAATTTTTATAGACCCAACTAATTCTTCAGGAGGTACTTTATGTTTACCCTTTTTCTGGTATAATAACTATTTAACAATACCAGATCAGGATTGGAGACAAATGGGCGATATTACGCTCAAGAGTTTTGGACCTTTGAAACATGCCAATGGCGCTACTGACAATGTAAATATTTCTGTTTTCGTATGGGCTGAAGATGTTTCTTTAGCAGCTCCTACGTCTTCCGAGCCAGGAGCACTATCACCACAAATGGGTAAAGCTGATGAATATGGAAAAGGTCCAGTTTCCCGCCCGGCTTCTATAGTTGCCAGGGCTGCAGGTGCACTTAAAAATGCACCATATATTGGACTATATGCGCGTGCCACTGAGATGGCCGCAAATGCTGTTAGTGGAATTGCTACAGTATTTGGTTATTCAAGACCAAACAATATAAGTGCTATATCATACTACAAAGCAACACCTATGGGTAATGCATGTAACACTAATGTAGAGGATACAGCACAGAAGTTGTCTGTTGATGCCAAACAAGAACTTACAGTTGATTCTCGCACCGTTGGTCTTAGCGGTGATGATGAAATGGCTATCAACACTATTGCCACACGAGAAAGCTATTTAACTCAATTCGCATGGGAAACAGCAGCTGGACCTGAACAAGCACTTTTTCAATGTTTAGTTACACCAGCTCTTTGGGATATTAATGCTGAAGAAGTACATTTACCAGCTTGTGCTTTTGCAGCTATGCCATTTGAAAATTTTTATGGATCTATGAATTTTAGATTTCAAATTGTTGCGTCCAATTACCATAAAGGGCGCCTCAAAATAGTCTATGATCCATACGGTTTTGCATCAAATGAGTATATCACTAACTATACCTATGTATTAGATTTGGCTGAAGAAAAAGATGTCACTATAACCATAGGTTGGGGTAGTGATAAACCCTATGCCAAATGTAGATTTCCAGGCACTCCAGGCTTGAATTTACCTATCACATCTCTACCTTTTACTACCACTTTCCCAAATACTACTGTTCCAGGGAATTTCGCGAATGGAGTATTAAGAGTATATTGTGTTAATGAACTTGTTACTCCCAATTCACTTGTAAATAACGATATTAAAGTTAATGTATACGTTAGTTGTGGAGAAGATATGCATTTTAGGAAACCAATTAACACAATAGAGTCGTATAGTTTCTTTGCTGACCCGGGAGTTCCACCACCAGTACAAAGTGATATGGAGCCCCAGATGTCTGAACCTCAAGTTACTATGGACCAAGAGGATACTACTCAACCTGATAAACCTGATTCACAAGACGCTGATATGACTATGTTGCAAAAGGTATCCACTCAAGATGCATACTCTCATGTATTCTTTGGTGAAGAAATTTTATCTTTTCGACAAATGTTAAAACGATACTGTGTGCACAGGTGTGTACCACGTGTAGGAAGTAGTAATGGTTACTGGTCAATTCGTCAAGATCTTTTTCCACTTTATAGAGGTTTTGCACCAGGTGCTTTAACTTCAGTTGATAACGGAAATAATAGATACAACTATGGTTATAACACCTTGATGAATTATTTGACACCCGCCTATAGTGGTTGGAGGGGAGGTGTCAAGTGGAAAACGAGTATGACCGAGCCTCATCCAGTGGAGAATAAAATGTACGCTGCATATAGAGATGATGGACCTTACTCAGACACAGTAGTAGGAATAGTTTCCACTACTAGAAATTTCTTGTTGTATGGCAGATTCCCTGGTACCTCATCGGGAGCATCACTTACTAATAGAGGTGTAATGCCATCACTAGAAATAGAAATGCCTTTTTACAGCAATTTAAGGTTTTACCCTGCAAAGATTGCCGATAAAACAACAGCAGGCAGTTTTGACGCTGCGTGGACAGTCGTCGCCGATGTAGATCAAGATCTCACAGGAAATTATTATCAAGATTTCCATGTTGCCGCAGGAGAAGATTTCACTCTCTTCTTCTTTACTGGCGCTCCACGAATGTTTTTAAATCGTGTCCCTAATGATGCGTAAATTTGAGTGAAATAGACGTATAAAATGTATTTTAGT